TTATTTAAAGAATTTATCTAATTTTTTACTTGCTTTTTTGTCATTTTTTTCTAAGGCATGAACATATATATTTGTGGTTGATATATCTGAATGACCTAATCTATTTCTTACAGTTTCAATATCTGCACCATTAGCTAACAAGAAGGTAGCATGAGAATGTCTTAATTTGTGATAAGTTAATCTTCGCAATTTACCTTTAATAATTATTTTATCCAGCATATCATCTATATTATCTTCTGTTATATTTTCAAAAAGATAATGAGTTTTACAATTTTCGACATAAGTTTTCAACAATTCATGTAAAACTTGTGGATAATATATCTCTCTAAGCGAGCTTTCATTCTTTAAATCTGTATAGATTTTCTTCCCTTTTACGTATTCACAAGAAGTGGTTAAATTAATTTTTTTATTATTTAGATCTATATCGTTTCTAGATAGTCCTAATGTTTCAGCTTTCCTCAAACCACACATAACAGGCAAATAAAATATCAATTTATAAGAATCGTCCTCTATACTATCTACAGTTTTAATAAATTTTTTCAATTCTTTAGGTTCATAAAATTCTCTTTTTTTAATTTCATGTTTTTTAGTTTTAGGTTTTTTTACGTTTTGGTTTGGATTAGTTTTTAAAACTTGCATATCTACAGCATATCTAAAAATACCATTAATTAAGTTGTAATATTTGTTAAGGGATTCTTGACCTAAAGCATATATTTTTTCCTTTTCGCCATCTTTATTTTTTATTTCTTTGGTGTCATTTACGATATCTTTATAGAATTTACTTAAGATTAAAGGAGTAATCTTAGATAATTTATAAGTTCCTAAACTGTCTATAATTCTAATATTAAGCATTTTTATATAGCCTTCTACTGTAACAGGTCTACAATGTTGTCGTGCATAATCATTTATAAATATTTGTGCAAAATCTGCAAAATCCACATTTGCATTTCCCTGATATACTCCTTCTTCAATTTCTGTTACAAATTTAGCTAATATCTTTTTGGCTTCAGTAGGATTCTTTGCTTTTACGTTTTTAGAATATCTTTGACCATCTAGCATGTATTCTAATCTATATTTATTATCTTTTATATTTCTTACTGTTCCTGCCAAATTAATACCTCCCCATATTTATTTTTATAAAATTGTATACAATTTCGCATATATTCTTCTGTAACTTCAAAATAATCTGCTAGACTATAAAGAGTATTAATTCCGTCTAAAAATTGCTAATTTTAGATTCTCAAAAGGAATTAATACATTATAACCGCCATTTTCTAGCACGATATTCTTGTTTATCTATTAGTACTTTATCAGTACAAGAAGCAGGATAAGTTGCGTCCATATAGTAGTGCCCTAATTCTTCTGCTAAAGTACATTTTTCATTTATATATGTTCCTAATTTATCATAATTAAGTGCAATAGCATTTATATTACAATAATTAAGATATATTCCATCAACATCTTCTATTTGCCAATCGTAAATTTTAATTTTTTCTTTTTCGGCAATATTGTATAAAGAAGTTAATTCCATCTATTTTCCTCCGTGATAAATTAATGACAAACTTTACAAGCTGTTCTGCCTTCTGAAAGTGCCTGTTGCATTGTAATCTGATGACCATTGCCCTTTAGAGTTCTACAACTTTGTATATGATACTTTGTTCCAGTATCTCCAACCCAAACCATTTGAGAGTTAGTTGTAGAACTTGTGGTAGATGTTTTGTTTGAAGATTCTGCACCGTTTATAGAAGAAGCGGAAGAAGTAGAAGTTTTGGAAGTCTGAGGAGTAAGAGTAGATGAAGCGGTTGTTGATTTCATTGAAGATGTCTTTTCAAGTTCTTCTGCTTTTTTAGTCAGTTCATTTTTTTCACTTTCTAAAGTTTGCTTTTCTTCTTCTAATTTAGATTTTTCATCTTGCAAAAGTTTATTTGCATCTTGTAAATTTGTTATTTGCTTTTTATTTTCTTCTAATTGTGTGTTCAAATTTGTTATTTGATTGTTTAAGTTGGTTATTTGAGATTCATATTGCGTAGTATCAGTTGAACTCACACAAACACAAAACAATAAAAATGACAATATAATAATTGCTACATTTTTCTTGTTTTTGATAAAATTCATAATTATCTGTTTTTTCGACAAATTACTTTTTTCATTTTCCATTATTTGTTATCTCCTTCATTTTGATTTTTAACAAATATAGCGAAATCTCTAATTTGTTTCTTTTGTGTTTCAGTTAATTTTTCGTAATCTTTTTTTGACATTCCAATCATTGCTTCATTTAATACATTATCTATTTGTTCTCCTGGATTGCGGATATCAGTTTTGCACAATATATAATCTATACTACAATTAAATATTTCGGATAATTTAACGAGAACTTCTAAACTCGGTTTTCTGTCTCCTTTTTCATACATTGCAATACTACTCATTGCACAATTCATTTTTTGGGATAACTCTAATTGAGTCCAATTGTTTTCCTCTCTTAATTGTTTTATTCTATTCATAATATCACTTCCTGTATTTTTTATATTTATATTATACACTCTAAGTGCAAATTTGTAAATATTTTAAAGGAATTTTTCTTAGAGTATCAAGTCGTTCACCACTTAAAGTAAAATTGCATAAAAATATTTCACTAAAAGTGTTGACAATGAATAAAATTTATTATATACTCTGAGTGAAGTTAAAGAGAGGAGGTAAAATATGGCAAGAGAAAAACTAAGAGAATATAGACTTTCTATAAATAAAACACAAGAGGAAATGGCAAAAATATGGGGAATTACATTATCTTTTTATAGCAAAATTGAGTGTGGAGATAAAAATCCAAGCATTCAAAATCTAAGAGAATTTAAAAAACGTTTTCCTATGGCTAATACAGATGAAATTTTTTTAACTTAGAATATCACTAAAAGTGAATAAAGGAGGCAAAATAAAATGGAACAATTGTTAACTACAAAACAAGTTGCTGAAATATTCAACGTAGATAGTAGAACTGTTTTATATAACTTTATACCTAGAGGGCTTAAATATTTTAAGGTTGGGAGTAAAGCATATCGTTTTACTAAAAAAGCAATTGAAGATTTTGCAGAAAAACAAACAGAACAAAGGCAAGAGGTAATTTTTATAGACAATAGAACAGAATACCAAAAAAGAATGAACAAGAAGAAAATAATAGTTTAAGAAAGAAGGTGGGTTTATGAAGGGTGAGTATAAAGTAACAAGTTATCATCCAGAAACTACAGAGGAAGAAAAAGAAGAAATTTACGAACAGATAGCAAAGGTTTTCATAAGAATGGCTCAAAAGGATTTAAAAAGAAATGAAAATAAATAAGAGAGGAGGAAAACAAATGAAAAAGAAACTAAACAAAAACAAACTATATCAACTTATAGGACAAGCAGTAGTATATACATCTATATGGGCAGTAACAGTAATAGGAACAGCATGGGCATTTACTCAAAATACGATTTATTAGGAGGGAAAGATGAACAACTTTGAAGAAAAACAAGAAAATGAAAAGAAAGAACTAATACATAAAGAATTGCCAAGTTTATTACATAGAATTTTAAGCATTAGACTAATGCCAGAAATGTATCATGAAGAATTATTAAAAAGAGACATTGAAGAAATAAAAAAAATAACTAATGCTGAGTGCGAGTCAGCATTAGGGCATGTTGATAAGTTAATTTAATCCCATTTGCTTAGAGATTATATTAGAAAGAACTTGAGATGCTATGTTGCCAGCAAAACTAAGTGAGGTAGAAGTTACTTTAGATAATATATTTTGAGTTTCTTTCCAAACTGTATTGTCTCTTATGTTGTCCAAGAACTGGTGTCCACTATAAGTTATACTTCTAGCAACAATAAGTGGTGGTTGATAACCATCAGCTTTGGTACAAATTAAATAATTAGCTTCAATTAATTTTTCGGCACAGTAAATTAATTCTTCTTGAGAATAACTTTTTAGAGTTAGGCTATTTATACTTATGCTTTTATTGTAAGATAGATTGTCCTCAAGATATAGTAATAAATCTCTAACACATTCATGATTTAATTTCATAATAATTACCTCACTTTCTAGTGAGAGTATACATTATTTTACCAAATTTTACAAGGAAAGGAGTGAAGAGAGATGTTTATAAGTAAAAATTTACATAACAAAATAATAAAAGCAAAAGAAAAAGAGATAACAGATTTAAAACTAAAAGTAGAACAAAGAGACTTAATACTAAAAGGTTACCAAGAAGAACATGAAATATTATTAAATAATGCATCAGAATTAAGAGCAAAAATAGTAGATTTAGAAAACAACATAGAGTTATTGGTTAATAATTTATCAGGCAAAAATAAAGAACTAATTTCAGACTTTGACAACCAAAATTAGTTCAACAAAAAACACATATATAAACATATGATTTTTACATATTATATCAAATAATTATGCAGAAATCAAGGAAGGAAATTGAAAATGATAAGAAAATTAGATGAATTAGGAAGAATAGTAATTCCCATTGAGATCAGAAATCAATATAACTTAAAAGAAGGAGATAAAATTGAAATAGAAGAAAAAGGCGACAAAATAATTTTAAGAAAACATAAAGATACATATTGCCCAAAATGTTTAACTAGATGTGAGCATATAGACAATTTTTGTAGCAAATGTGGGATTGATTTTAAAAAATACAAGAATAGTTTTAAGTCTACTATGGTGACAAAATGAAATGCATTTATTTAACTATAAGAACTAAAAAATATGAAAAATATATATACTGCAGGAAAAAGAAGAGTGAAATTGAGTTTAAGGATTGTAAAAGTTGCAATTATAAAGAATTTAAGCAAATGAAAGAGCTAAAAAAGAAATCTAATAAATTGAAAAAATTAGAAGCTAAAAGATATAGCATATTAACAGAAAATTTAAAGGTTTGTTATATCTGTACTAAAGATAAAAAAGATGATCTGCATGAAATATTTGGAGGTTCTAATAGACAAAAAAGTATGCAATGGGGATTGGTAATTCCAGTATGCAGAAAATGTCACGATGAATGGGAAAACAACAAAGAGTTAAGGAAAAAAATACAAAAAGAAGCAAAAGAAGAATTTATAAAAAGAAATACAAAAGAAAAATTTAGAAAAGAGTTTGGAAAAAATTATATATAAGGAGATATACAAATGGAAAATCCGAATTATTATGCAATAATACCAGCTAAAGTAAGATATGATAAAGATTTAATGGCAAACGCAAAATTACTATATGGAGAAATTACAGCTTTATGTAATGACAAAGGCATTTGCTGGGCTAGAAATGAGTATTTTGCAGATTTATATGATGTTAGCAAAGAAACAATATCACGTTGGATAAGTCAATTAAATAATAAAAAATATATAAACATAAAAATGTTTTATAAAAAAGGCAGTAAAGAGATAGATAAAAGGATAATATCTATTCGACAATACCCTATTGACGAAAACGTCAATACCTATTGTCAAGAAAATCAAAGTAATAACCTATTGACAAAAACGTCAACACCCTATCCACAAAAAAATCAAAGGGGTATTGATGAAAACATCAAAGAGAATATTACAAGTATTAATAATAAAGAAGAAGAAGAAAGAAATTTTCAAAAAGAACTAAAAGATGTTACTGAGTTCTATGAAAATAACATAACGCTAATAACAGCATTTGTTTCAGAAGATATAGAAAAATATTTAAAATCAGGACTGTATTCAGACTTAATTATTGAAGCAATGAAAGAAGCGGTTTCTAGAAATAAAAGAAATTGGAAATATGTTACTGGAATATTAAATGATTGCATAAATAACAAAGTATATACAGCAAAACAATTCAGAATCAAACAAGAAGAATTTAAATCTAATAAAAATAACCAAGTTAAGCAATTGAAATCAAAAGAAAAAGTAGAATACGATGAAATAGATTTTACAAACGAAGAAGAATACAAGAGAAAGATACTAGGGAAAGGATAGAAAATGTATGATGAAGATATAGAAAAAACAGTGCTTTATTACTTGATTTTTGAAAAAGAAGCAATAAATGTAGATGAAGAAGATTTCTTTATACAAAAACATAGGCAGATAATCAAAGCAATATTAGAACTAAAAAACAAAAAAGAAGAAATAAATATCTTGAGCATAAAAGAAAAAATAAAGGGTAAAGATACAGATATTTTAAGATACATAAGCAATATAGCTGAATGCAAATATGGAAGTTCAATACAATATGCCTATAGAGAATTAAAAAGATTAAGTAAAAAGAGAAAATTAATAAAATTAAGCAATGAAATAAAAGAAAATGCAGAAAATGAAAGAGAAACAGAAATATACATAGAGAAACTAATAAAACAGCTTAATGAAATAAATCAAGAGGCAGAAAAAGAAAAGACATTTTTAGATATAGTTTGTGAGACATCTGACATAATTGAAAAAAAGAGAACACAAGGAACAAAATACGACTACAAATATTTTACAGGGATATTTGATCTAGACAAAGTTACAAACGGTTTGCATGAAGAAGAATTAACAATAGTAGGAGCTAGACCACGGAGTAGGAAAAACAACATTTGCATTACAAATAGCACATTATATAGCAGAAAAAGAAATACCAGTAGGAATTGTTAGTTTAGAGATGTCAGAAACTCAAATAGTACAGAAGCTAATAGCTAAAGTATCAAATGTAGACAGCAACAAATTAAGAACAGGAAACTTAGACCAATTAGAACAAGAAAAAGTAGCAATAGCAGAAGGCAAGATATCAGATTTACCATTTTTCATAAATACAAAAATTAGAAGCATACAAGAAATAGAAAATTATGCAAGAAGATTAAAAAACAAAAATAATTTAGGATTGTTAATAATCGATTACATACAGTTAGTAAAAAGTAAGAATAAATTTAATAGTAGAGAACAGGAAGTAGCAGAAATATCAAGAACGCTAAAATTATTAAGCTTAGAACTTAAAATTCCAATTATAGGGTTATGCCAATTAAATAGAAATGCAGCAAGAACAGAGCCAACATTAGCAGATTTAAGAGAAAGTGGAGCAATTGAACAAGATGCTGACAATGTAATTTTTATATATAAAGAAAACGATAATGAAGAAGAAAAGACAGTAGAAAATGTAGTAATAGATTTACAAAAGCAAAGAGCAGGAGGATTAACAAAAGTAACAGTTAGATTTGATAAAAAAGTAAGCGAATTTAGAAATCTAGTTAGGAGGTAACAAATGCCAAAAGTTATAAACGAAGAAGATATAAGAAAGTCAAGTAATTTAGAAAGATGTAAATTATTAATAGCAATAATTAAACGGTCAAGCAGTATATACGCAAGACATAAAAACTCACTAAAGGAGGAAGAGGATGAGTAATATAACAAAAGAAACAAGAAAGGAAAGTTTTGAAAAAATACAGTTAAAAAGAAAATCTAAATTAATATATGAACAATTAGGAAGCGGAGAATATACCGCAAGAGAACTGGCAATAAAAATGTACAATACAACTGATAAAGATGGAAATAGATTATTAAGAACCGCAGAAAGACAAGAAACAGCACCACGATTAACTGAATTAGTAGAGTACGAATTAGTAGAAGTAGTCGGCAAGAAATTTGATTCAATAAGTAACTGTAAAGTAGCAGTATATAAAAGAAAAGGAGATTTTAAAGATGCTAAAAATATTTAAAAAAATAAAGTATAAAATTGAAGAAAAGATATTGAAATGTATTCAAGAAGAAAAAATGTTAGATGATACTCTAAAAGACACAACTGAATTTTCAAGAATTGTAAACAGACCAAATGAAGGGGAAATAGTTAAAATTGACAATATAAAAATACTAAAAGTGTTTAAAAGACCAAATAAAGAAAAAATTAATAAAAGAAGAGAATATTATTTAGAGCATAAATATTTTAGAAGTATGATAGTTTTGAATAACAATAATTATTTGCTTGATGGGTATACAACATATTTACTAGCAAAAGAAATGAAATTTAATTACATAACTGTGGTAAGGAGTGAATGATTTTTAAATGAAGAAGCGGAAAATCATACAACAAATTAACAAAAAGGGAGGAAAATTAAATTGATTAATTGGAAAGAAGAATATAAAAAACTATACAAGTGTTTAATAGCAGTAACAATATTAATAATAACAGCTCTAGTAATGTTTATATTCACATTTACAGGAGTAACAAAGAAATTACAAGATAAAGATAAAAAGTTAACAGAGCAAGCAATAGAAATAGTTGATCTAAAAGAAATCATAAATGAAAGGGGAGAAAAGCAATGATAGAAGTAAACGAATATGTGAGAACTAAAGATGGAATTGTTGATAAAGTGATAATTGAATATGATGGAAAGTGCAATAATTCAAATTGCAATGAAAAACATATTTCTTGTAAATATAATTATTATAACGAAAAAGATATAGTAAAACACAGCAAACAATTAATAGATTTAATAGAGATTGGAGATATAGTAAATGGAATGGAAGTATTAGATATACATAAGCCAAGAGATTTATGGGAACCAATAGAAATAAGGGTTGATAGTAGATATACAAACTTTATTTTAGCAGAAGACATTAAAACAGTACTAACAAAAGAAAATTATGTGGCTATTTGCTATAAAGTAGGAGGAGAAGATGGAATATAGATACATGATTTGGAATGATTTTAAAAAAGAGTTTCAATTTCCAAGAATTTGTGAAACAACAGAAAAAGGAGCTAATACTTGCTTATTCAATTATATTGGAAATGATGCAAGAAAATATAGATTCCAAATAAAGAAAGTTGAAAAAGAAGAAGCAAAGAAAATTGTAAAAAAGCTTAAACAAAAATATAAAGCAGAACGCATACATGCAATAATTCCTAATATAGATATAAAAATAATATTAGAACTTGTAAAGGAAAATGATTTAGGAGGAGAATAGATATGTTAAAAATAAGAGATGATGTAGATTTAAAAGAACTTGAAAAATATCGGATTTTATAAAACAGGAGGAGTTTATCAAAAAAATCTGGAATATGATGACATATATTCTCAAATAGCAGGAATTGATATGTGTATTTACGTTGTAATATCAGATAGAATAATTAGATTTTCAAGTGTTGAAAAAAAAGAAACTGTAAAATTAGATGTAATATACGATTTAATCAAAGCAGATTTAGTGGTAAAGGAGTAAATATGACAAGTTTTGAAAAAATGTGGGATGATGAATTAAAAAGAAAGGATAATTATTACAAAATAATAGGAGATTATTTAGGATATACAGGAAAAGAGTGTATAAATTGTGGAAGAAATAGAGTAGAAAGATATTCAACAGGAGTAGAAATTTGTGAAAAGTGTGGAACAGACCAAAAAACAAAACTAATATATGAAAATCAATATGGAAGTTATTTAGAATATGAGTAAAGGAGTAAATAAGATATGGAAAAATATAATTTAAAAAATAAAACAGATATAAAAATGCATAATGTATTATTTGCAACAACAAGTTCAAGAGATTATGAGATGGAAAGGTTATTATTGCTAGAAGATATGCCTGATACAGAATATAATGAATTTGTTTTAGTAGAAGGATATCATTGTAGTTGTTATGATTTTGATGAGACCAACTGGGAATGCACAAAATTGACTAAAGATGAATTAAATAAATTGCTAGAAAAAATAGAAGATTGGGAAACATTAAGAAAAGAATTAAAAGAATTTTTAGCGAGATATTAAAGGGGAGGATACATAATGAAAGAAAAAAACAGCAGATGAGATGTTTGAAAAGTTAGGGTATAAAAAGAGAAATTTAGATATTATATTTTCAAGATTTTTGGAAGAATGGGAAAATGAAGATTTAGCGAAAACATTTTCATTTAATACAGAATATAAAACAATAGATATTATAGATGAAAATAGATATGGAATAACTATGCAAGAACTACAAGCAATAAATAAGAAAGTAGAGGAATTAGGATGGATAAAGTAAAAAATTGGGTGGAACTTTCTAAAATTAAACCAAACAGTAAATATAAAATAGTAGTAGATGATGATATGGACAATGGCTGGGTTGTACCAATAATAGAAACAAAAGAAACAATAAAAAATTATTTTAAACATCATTTGTATTTATCAACACATACATTTTATTGGTCTTCTCGTGAATATTATACTAAAAAATTACAAGAATTTGGTTTTAACATTAAATTAATCGGATAACTATTAGGAGGTAATTAAGTGAAAGAAAAAATAAAAAGAATAATAGAAAAAATTAAAGATATATTTAGTTTACATTGTCCTAAATGTGGTGGAAGAATGAAAGCTGAATTTTTAGATATGGAAATCGACCACATTGTATATAAGTGTGAAAAGTGTGGAGAGGAGTGGATTTAATGCAATTATTTGAAGATTTAATAAAATGTAAAGACTGTATGAATAATATAAATAACAAGTGCATTTTATATCCAGGGAAAGATACAAAAGAAGAAAACACAAGTTGCTATGTAGGAATAGATAGAAATAACAAACAAAAGATATTAGGAGGTGTTTTAAGTGCAAAACAACATAGAAATGATAGAGAATATGTTAAATACAGAAAGAAGAAACAGAAGAGGAAATAGAGAGATAAGATTTGAAGTAAATAGCAATTATTATGAAGCAGTATCAAAACTTTTATCAGATTATAAAAGAGTATTAAAAGAGAATGAAGAATTAAAAGAAGATAGAGATAAATTTAAAAAAGCATTAGGAAAAAGGATAACATATTGTAATGAATTAGAAAAAGACTTATTTGAGAATTGTAGTAAATATGTTATACCAATTCAAAAAATAAAAGATAAGATAAAAGAATTAAATAAAAAAGAGAAACAAGAATTAAAAGGAACAAAAGGGCAAGATAGATATGACATAAAACAACAATATATGTATCAAAGAAATATTTTACAAGAACTACTAGAAGGGAGAAAATAAAATGTGTGAATATTGTAATGCTATATATTATGTTAAAGTCAAACAGTTAACAACACCTATGTTAGCACCATTAACTCATACAGAAGAAATACGACAAGAATTGATAAATAAAACAGGAATAAATCATTTAAGAATAAAAGCAAATTATTGCCCAATGTGTGGAAGAGAATTAAAGGAGGACCAACATATGACAAAAGAACAAGAAGTATTAAAAGATTTAAAAAAAGTCACATTAGAAGAATTAGATGAAGCAATAAAAGCTGTTGATAAGCAAGAACAAGAAGAAGCAATAGAATATTTTAAGAAACATATAAAATATTTTGAAAATAAAGCAAAAGAATTATTAAATAAATAAAAGAGCATACTACAATAAGGTGGTAGTATGAAAGAAAATGAGATAATAACAAAATGGAAACAAGGTTTAAGTAAAAATCAATTAGCAGCAATATATAGAAGACAATACAATCAAGAAATAAAAATAATAAGATCAAGTGTAAGACATAGACATGATGGAAGATACATAAGCAATTATGAAGCATTAGCTTATGTAGAAAGAGTAATATATAGATATTTGAAAGAGAGGTAAAGAATATGAAAATGTACTGTAAAATAAAAAGACCAGATAATGCAAAATATCAAATAGAAAAAGGAACAAGAGTGGTAATTCAAGAAAAAATAGATGGAAGCAATACTGCAATTTATAATGATAATGGAAAAATAAGATTATATAGTAGATCAAAAGAATTAACAGGGGAAGATGGATTAAATGGATTTGTTAAATATGCCAGAGAAAGAGAAAACAAAATACTAGAATATTTACCAAAGGGATATGTATTATATGGTGAATGGTTAAATCAAGGAAAGATAAGTTATAATTCACTAGCTAAACAAGGAAAAATAGAACCATACTATGCTTTTGATTTAGTAAAAGAAATAGTGGATAAACCAACAGAAGATGAAGATTTTACAAGAATATTTGCAGGTATAGAAGAAATGAAAGAGATATCAAACAAAATAGGATTTAAAACGGTACCAGAAATAGCAGTAGAGAATCTAACAAGTTATGATGAGTTAAAAGAAAGATATGTAGATAATCAAAAATCAGCATTGGGAGGGACAGACTGCATTAGAGAAGGAATAGTAATCAAAACATTAGACGGAGAAAGAAGAATAAAAATAGTTGGAGATAAATTTCAAGAAGTGAAACATATAAAAAATTTAGAAACAAAAAGTCCATTTGCATTTTTAGATAAATACATCACACCTATGAGAATATGTAAATTTTTAACGCAAATAGAAATAGAAAGTCCAAAACCAGAAGACTATAGGGAAATATTTAAAAAATTAGATATAATTGCTAATGATATTTTAGAAGAGGAAAAAGAACAAATATTAAAAGATATAGCAAGAATAATAAAAAAACAGGCTATTCCCAACATAAAAGAATATGTAGATAATAACTAAAAAAGTAGGTGATACAAATGACAATAAACCATGTATACAACAAAGTAATAGACACAATGAAAGAATTAGAAAGCATAAATTTATTAGACATATCAAAAAGAAAAGAAAGTCAAGCACAAATAAATAAAGCATATAAAATCTTAGACAATTTTAAAGATGAACTTATAAGAGAAGATATAAAAAGAAAACAAGGAGGTACAAATGAATAAGAGTGAGCTAATAGAATTGTTAAAAAACTATAAAGAGAACAAAGCAAAACTGAATATAAAACTAAAAGAGATAAAGACAAAAAGACTACAACTAAAAGGTTGTGAAGAGGTAGAGACAAGTTTAACAACAGGTTATGGAATCAATCAAGACATACATAGCAAAAACCAAATAAGCAATAAAGTATTAACTAAAATAGAACAAAACGATATCAGGAGAAACAATATAAAAAATGAAATAGAGACTTTAGAAGAAGAAATTAGAAAGTTAAGAAAAAGCGTAGAAGCGGTAGAAGACAGATTAATAGGATTGAAATACAAAGAAAGAGAAATATTAACAGCTTATTACATAGAAGGAATGACAGCAGAAAATATAGGAAATAGATTATACTTCCAATTATTTAATCAAACAAGAAGTGATAGACATATTCAAAGAATAATAGAAAAAGCAACAGAAAAAATGTTAAATTTATAAAATGTCATTAAAATGTCGTAAATATGTCGTATTAATTAACAAATATATATAGTATAATAACAATAGTAAAATTGTCGAAAGACAAAAACAATAAAATTAAATAAAGTTCCTTAAATTATTTAATTTTAAAAATATAAACTTTTTCAAGTAAGAGTAGACGTTAGTTTAATGTTTACTCTTTTTATTATGTTATTACCAGTATGCTAGGTAACTGATAATATAAAAAAGGTAGTTGTATTTAGTTGAGTATAATTGACCTCCTTTCAGTATTAAATTTGCCAAAGAACTTTTCTAGCGAGTTCTAATATCTAGGTAAAGTCTTGATAGTAAGATGCGGGTCTTGGACACCTGAGAGTGTAGGTGTAACTCCTACTACCTAGACCAAAATGTTTATAAGAAAAGAGGTAATAATATGACTCTAGAACAAATAAAACAATTCAAAGAAGAAAACTGCAGTAAATGTAATAAAGATATTGACTGTAAAATAACACAAGACATAAATGGAAAACTAAAGTGCACAGAGGACTAAAGATATGGAACAATGTTTGATAGATAATAAAGTATGTCCAATACAAGGAAAAAATGTAAAGAATGTAAATTAGATGATTGTAAAAGGACAATAGAGATGATAGAAACACAAGAAGAAAGAGAAGAAAAATGGAAAAGAAAGTTAATAAATGTACAATTATCGGAACAGTGCCAAGAATGTTCTTTTTTAGAGGTTATAAACCTAGATAAGCAGATAGTAAGATGTCCTTATCTAGTTAAAAATAAATGTTTAATAAAATAGGAGGAATTAAAATGTTAGTAAAAGCAACAGATAGGTATGAAAAATTAAATATAAAGGATTTAGAACTAGACAAAATACCAAAGAAAGGTGAAGAGTTCGAGGTATCAGAAGAAAGGTATAGAGTACTAACAAAAGCAAATGAGTATCATGAAGTATTTGTGGAAAAAGTAGAAGAAACAGAAGAAGTAGAAACAGCAACTAAAAAAACTGAGAAAGAAACAGCAATAAAGAAAACAACAACTAGAAAAAATAAAAAAGATAAATAATCATGACGTATAGAGACAATCCTAAAATAGCAAAGAAATACAAAAGTAAAAGGTGGCAGAGACTAAGAAAACAAAAGCTATTAATGACAAACGGTTTATGTGAAAGATGTTTAAAGAAGCGGGATATATAATCCTGCTGTAATAATACATCATAAGGAATACATTACTGACTTAAACTATGAAGATGACAATGTATTCTTTAACATAGATAACCTAGAATGCTTATGTCAAGAATGTCACAACAAAGAACATTTTGCAGATGAACAAGAATATATATTTGACGAGAATGGAGATTTGATAAAGAATGAATAAGACTAAAATATATAGTTGCAATTATAAATCAAATAATCAATGCAAAAAAACATGTTGCAAACACAAAGACGGGAAAGAAGGATGTACTAATACAACTCAATGGAAATATGCCAAAAGAACACCATTAAACTATATAAAAAGAATAATAAACGATATATGTTTAATGAAAAGGAGTTTTAGCAAAAAAATGATCAAAAATAATACTTATACATTAAATGTAGATATACAAACAGACAATGCATTAAAACAATTAAGACAAATAAAACAAGAAGTAAAAAGAGTTGTCAAAGAATGCACTTATGAAATAAAAAAGTTAAAACTAAAAAGAAAAGATATATTAATTGTTAAGATGAATGCGTTTTTGAAAGACGATGACAAAGATAGATTAGAAAAAAGATTAAAGAAGAAGCTACATAGAAAAGTTTTAGTTTTAGATAATTCAGTAAAAGAAATAGAAACGGTTAATAGATAAGATATCCCCCCATAAGCTAGTAAAACCAATGTATATGGGAGAACGGTGGGTGGGGGTTCAAAAAATACACAAGTTATTTTGCGTGAGGGGTGTAGTATAAGGAGGTGTAGATATGGAAGAAGAAAAAGTTGATTTACGCGAAAAATTAAGTGGACAAGCACTTATCGAGAAAAACAAGAAAATAAGGAAAGAAACTCAAAAACTGAAAAAATTATTCAAAGATTTACCAGATAATAAAAAGAAAATGGCAGAAAAATTAATTGAAAATGCTTCTTTTATGTCTATAACACTAGATGAACTTAAGGAAGATATAAAACTATACGGAGTAAAAGAAACTTACGTAAATGGAAAAGACCAATTTGGATTTAAAGAATCAATAGAAAGCAAAACATATAACACAATGGTAAAAAACTATATGAATATAATAAAACAATTAAATGATATGCTACCAGAGGAAAAGAAAATAAATGAGGATGATGAATTTGAACGATTCAATGGTTCTCTATGACATACATAGAAGAGTATTATCAGTTTCTATTAAAGAATCCAGATAAAGCTTGCTATAAGGTTTTAACTACATATAAGAAACTTGTAAAAGATATTTATAATCCAAAACAAGTTTCTTTTTTTAATGAGATAACAGAGGAAGAAGAAACTCATACCTATGTGCTTGATGAACAAAGAGGGAACAGACCAATTAACTTTATAGAAAAGTTTTGCAAACACTCAAAAGGTAAATGGGCAGGAAAACCAGTTATTTTAGAACTATGGCAAAAGGCTTTTATACAGGCACTATTTGGTTTTATAGATAAAGAAACAGAGCTAAGGAAATATAAAAAAGGAATATTAGATGTAGGAAGAAAAAACGGAAAGTCAACAATAGATGGTGGACTTGGAAATTATATGCTAACATCTGATGGCGAAGGCGGAGCAGAAGTTTATTCAGTAGCTACTAAAAAAGACCAAGCAAAAGTTGTTTGGGAAGAAGCAAAAAGAATGATAAAGAAAAGTCCTGTTCTAGCTAAAAGAGTAAGATGTTTAGTTAATGGATTATTTTACGATAAAACAGAAAGTTTTTTCAAAGCACTTGCATCTGATTCTAATTCACTTGATGGATTAAATGCTTATTTTGTTATATGTGATGAGGTACATGCTTGGAAGGATAAAAACTTATTAGATGTTATGTATGACTCAATGTCTGCTAGAGAGCAACCTTTGCTTTTAGAAACATCAACTATGGGAACTGTTAGAGAGAGTGTATTTGATAATGAATATGAATATGCTTCATCAGTTATAGATGGATATGAAGGAAAAGAAGGCGGAATAGTAGATGAAACAGTATTAGCAGTTATATATGAATTAGATAATCCTAATGAATGGCAAGATGAAAAAAAATGGTATAAAGCTAATCCTGGATTAGGAACAATAAAGAATATAAAAGATTTGAGAGACAAAGTGAACAGAGCAAAAAATAATCCAACAGAGTTAGCTAACTTACTATGCAAAGACTTTAATATAAGACAAAATGAACAAGATAAGTGGTTATCATTCGATGTCGTTGACAATCCTATAACATACAACATAGAAGATTTATTTGATACATATGCAGTAGGAGGAGTAGACTTATCAAGTACAACAGACTTAACTTGTGCAACATTACTTATTGTTAAAGGTGGTAAGAAATATGTAATTCAACAATATTTTATACCTAGTGAAAGATTAGAATTTAAAATTAAAGACGACAAGATACCATATGACAAATGGGAAAAACGTGGATTAGTTACAATATGTGAAGGTGCAAAAGTAAACTACAGTGATGTTACACAATGGTTCTTAAAGATGCATCATGAATACGATATATCAGCTTTGTGGGTTGGTTATGATCCTTGGAATACTCAATACTGGGTAGAAGAAATGAAAGAACAAGGATTTGAAATGGTAGAAGTAAGACAAGGAGCAAAAACAATGAGCAATCCTATGAAGCAATTAGAAGCAGATTTAATAGAAAAGAATGTTAATTATAACAGCAACCCAATTTTAAAATGGTGTTTATGTAATACGGCAGTAAAAAGAGATGATAACGATAATATAAGACCAGTAAAAGGACAGAAACAAAGAGCGAGAATAGATGGCACAGTAAGTTTAATAATAGCTTACTGTGTTTTATTTGAAAAAATGAATGATTATTTAGCTCTACAGGAGGAGTGAAATGAAAAAAGAAAAGCGCAGTTTATTTAATATGGTGTTTGGAAATAAAAAACAAAATATAGTTAATGATAATGTATTAAGATTGTTAAGTGGATTTAATGCTACATATACAAATATTTCAGATAATATCGATGACAATATAATTGCAAAAGAATGTATACATACAATCGCAACACATTGTGCTAAAATGATGCCTAGACATTATCAGCAGAACGGAGAATTTAAAAATCATATATCAGGACAAATAAATTATATTATTAGTATAAAGCCAAATCCATATATGACTACATATGATTTTATTTATAAAACTATAAGTTTATTATTAGCACAAAATAACGAATACATTTATCAAGATATAGATGATAAAGGTTATTTGAGGGGATTATATCCATTAAACCCGTTATTCTGTACTCTAGTAGAATATGAAAAGGAAGTTTGGCTGAAATTTCAATTTATAGATGGAAATATCTACTATGTGAAATATGATAGAATTATTCATTTAAGAAATTTTTATACAAAACATGATTTTTATGGGGATACAAATCAAACTTTAGAAGGGGCTATAGAAACACAAACTGTTGCCGATGATGGTATAAAAAATGCAATCAAGATAAGTGCTTCGTTGAGAGGTGTATTAAAAGCTTCACAGGCTATGTTAAAAGACAAAGATATTGAAGAAATGAAAAGTAATTTTGTAAAATCTTTATTATCAAGCACAGATGGAATAGGTGGATTAGATGCAAGGCTTGACTTTAAAGAAATAAATTTAAATCCGGTTTTATTGGAAAAAGAACAACTTGAAATGGTAAACGGGAACATATATGGATATTTTATGATTTCTGAATATATAGTTAAAAGTAAATACACAGCCGATGAATGGAATGCATTTTATGAGAGTGTTTTAGAACCACGAGCAATACAAATGGGACAAGCATTTACAAATGCAATATTTAATGAAAAGGCAATAAAAGACGGTCACAGAATAGAATTTTCAGTAAATCGTATAAAATATGCAAAAACAGAAACAAAAATATCTTTAATAAAAGAAGCAGGAGCATTGGGGTTAATAACAGTAGATGAAGGAAGAGAAATTTTTGATTTACCTGCAATAGGTGGAGAAGAAGGTAAGAAGAGGTTACAGACTTTAAATGTTATAAATGCAAATTTAGCAGATAAATATCAAGGAGGAATTAATGATGGAAAAAGCAATAAAGGAAATGAGAATTAGCGAATTAAGAGCATTACAGGAAGAAAAGGACGAGATGATAATTGAAGGTTATGCTGCAGTTTTTGAAGAAGAGACAGATTTAGGTTGGTGCAAAGAAGTTATTAGTAGAGATGCGTTTAATGACTGTAATATGTCAGATTGTGTTTTAAAATATAATCACAATGACAATTGCTTAATATTAGCTAGGACAAGAAATAAAAGCTTAGAACTAATAATAGATAGTAAAGGATTAAAAATAAGAGCAAAACTAATTGATACTACACAGAACAGAGATATATACAAAATGATACAAGCTGGATTATTGGATAAGATGAGTTTTGCATTTTCGGTAAGAAAACAAGAATGGAATTACGAAACGGATACAAGAAGAATTACTGAAATTGCACAATTATTTGATGTATCGGTTGTAGATGTACCGGCTTATGATGGTACAGAAATATATGCAAGAAGTAAAGAGGAATATGAAAAAGAAAAAAGAAAATATCAAGAATTAAAAAACGAGAAAGAAAGACTAAAATTATTATTAAGTTTATAATCTCGAAAGAGAAGCGGTGGTAGAACTGCTTCTTTTTTAGTTGGTAGAAACTAAATAGAGTTTTTATAAAAACGGTGGTAGAACTGTTAAAAATTTAAATAGGAGGAAGTAAAAATGACTTTAAAAGAGTTAGAAGAAAAAAAGAAAGAATTAAGAAAGAAAGTTGAGAATGCTAAGCCAGAAGAGTTAGAAGAACTTAGAAAAGAAATCGAAGCATTAAAAGACGTTGAAGTTGAAGAAGAAACAACGGAAGAAAAAACAGAAGAGGTAGATGAAAGAAATCTATTAAAAGGAGCAATTGAAGATTTAGAAAAAAGAAATGTAAATCTTTCAGGAGCAAAAGTAATTGAAAAACCAGTTAAGGAGGAAAGAAAAGTGGAAGAAGAAAAAATAATCGAAGAAAGAGCAAAAGACTTAAAAGAAGGAAAAGCAGTAAAGATTGCTTTTGATAACGGAGAGCAAAGAAGTGTATCAGTATCAGGGGGAACAATATTAGTTCCTAGAAAATACAAAAATGAAATTTCAGAAAGCTTTAATGCAGTATCAGGAATGGTTGATATGTTAAATACTGTACCATTAAATGGAGGAGAATCTTATTCTGTAGCATTTGAGAAAGGATACGGAGAAGGAGACTATACAACAGAAGGTGGAGAATACCATGATATAGATGTTGAGACTGATTATGTTGAAACAGGTAGAGCAAAAATAACTTCTTATATTGAAGTAACAAAAGAAGTTAAAAAATTGCCTGCAGCTCAATACTTAGCTTTAATATCAAAAAGAGTAACAAGCTCAATTAAGAAAAAAATTGGTGCACAATCAATTGTAGGGGCTGGAACAACAAACACAATAAAAGGAATCTATAATGCAGATACAAAAGTAATGCCAACTGATGCTGAAAAAACAAGCGATATAGAATTAAGAGGGATTGATGCAGACACTTTAAATGAAATTACATTTGCTTACGGTGGAAATGAAGATGTTGAAGCACCACAAACTTTAATACTTTCAAAAGATGACCTAAAAGCTTTTGCTAAAGTTAAAACAGAAGATGGCAAATTTGTTTATAGCATAACGAAAAATGGATCTAGAGGAACAATTTCATATAAAGATGGAGGACTTGCAGTACCATTTGTTATTAACTCTGCTTGTAACTCTATTTCAAATGAAAAAACAACAGCAGGAAAATACACAATGATTTATGGTTCTTTAATGGACTTTGAATTGCCTGTATTTTCTGATTTAGAAGTTCAAGAAAGTACAGATTACCAATTCAAAAAAGGAATGATTTGCTATAGAGCAGATGCTATAATCGGTGGAACTGTATCTAAATATAATGGATTTGTAAGAGTAAAGAAAGCAACTGCAAGCGTGTAATATAAAACAAGGAGGATTATATGGAAGAGTTAATAAGACTATCAAAACAGAGTTCGGGTATTGCTGAATCAGCAACAATGAGAGACGATGAAATAAAATTATGGATAAAGGCTGCAATAAAAGACCTAAAAAGATTGAATATAGATGCAGGATCAAATCTAAATGACGCACTAATTCAATCAGCAATAGTTATGTATGTAAAAAGTAATTTTGGAATGATAAGTATTAAAGACAAAGAATTAGCTCGAGATACATACAATCTTCTTTGTAACAATTTAAGTTTAAGTTCAGATTACAAGGTGGTGGATGAAGAATGTACGATGTAAGTTGTATACTATTATCTACAACATTGAAAACAAATTCTATTGGAGTACAAAAAGAAGAAACAAGTAAAAATGAGATTCCAATTATAAGAATAGAGGATGTATACGCAGATGAATTTTATAAAGCTAATGAGAGAGGGCATAAACCCTCTCTAAGGCTTGTTATAAGTTCAATAAATTATAATGATGAACAAGAACTTATATATATGAAAAAAACATATACTATCATTCGTACGCAAGAAATAACAGCAGATGAACTTATATTAGTTTGCGAAAGGAAATTAAAAAATGTCTAAAACTATTAAGATTGATAATTTATCAAAAGAGATAATGAAATCTTTAGAAAACTATTCCGATGATATTTCAGAAGTAGTTGAAGAAGTATCTAATGATGTTGGCAAAGAAGCGGTTGGAGAGTTAAAAACAACATCTCCTAAAAAACGTGGAAGCTACGCAAAAGGATGGAGATTAAAAAAAGACAAACTAGGAAGAAATAGATATTCTGTGAAAATACACAATAAAACAGATTACCAATTAACTCATTTACTTGAATTTGGGCACGTTACTAGAAATGGTGGAAGAACAAAAGCTATTCCACATATAAGACCCGTAGAAGAAAAATACTCAAAAGAATATGAAAAGGAACTTAAACAGAAAATAGGAGGTATAAAATGACATTAGAAGAATTAAAAATAAGATGCGAAAATCAAGGCTTTCAATATGCTTATGGAGCATTTAAAGAATCAGTAGAACCTCCACATTTAGTTGCTATTTGTAGAGATACAAATAATTTTATGGCAGACAATAAAGTATATTCTAAAAATATACCAGTTCAATTAGATTATACATATGTAGATAAAGATATTGATATGCAAAACAAAATAGAAAATAAAATTCTAGGCGATATAGCTTGGAATAAATCAGAAGAGGCTTATTTATCAGATGAACAAATCTGGCAAGTAAGTTATTTTTTTGAAATAAATTAAAGAAAGAAGGAATTTTAAATGGCAGGAGAAACTAAAAACAAAGTTAAATTTGGATTAAGCAATGTACATATTGCAAAAATTACAGAAACGGATGGACAAATAACATATGGAACACCTTTTGCAATGCCAGGAGCAAAAGGATTATCAGCAGATCCAGAAGGAGATACAACACCATTTTATGCAGATAATATAAAATATTATATAGCTACGTCAAATCAAGGTTATACAGGTGATTTAGAAATTGCTATAACACCTGAAGAGTTCTTAACACAAATTTTAGGACAAGTAAAAGATACTAATGGAGCATTATTTGAATCAGCTGATGATATTAATGCAAGATTTGCGTTAATGGGAGAAATTGAAGGCGATGCTAAAAAGAGAAGATTTATTTACTTTGATTGTACAGCTACAAGACCATCAGCAGAAGCTAATACAACTGAAGAAAGTAAAGAACCACAAACAGATACTATTTCAATTTCAATGTCTCCTCGTTCTACAGATAAAGCTATAAAAGCTGTAATAGAACCAAGTGAAGAAAATAAAGCAGTATATGATACATTCTTTAAGAAAGTATATGAAAAAGATGCTAAAGCAAGTGTTTAGGAGGTAATTTATGAAAACAATAACAATTTGCGGTAAAGACTATAATATTGATTGTAATGCACTAACTTATAAAAATTATCGTACTAAATTCAATACAGATATTTTTAGTGATATTAGAATATTACAATCATTTTTAACAAAACAAGTTTTATCAACAGAATACTTAAAGAAAGAAAATCCTGATATAGATGATGCAACTATAATGTCAAGCTTATCAACATTAATGTTAGATGATATGGGATTGTTTATTGAAGCTGCAACTAGAATGGCATATATAATGATTTTAGCTGTAGATAAGACAATACCTGAATATGATAAGTGGCTTGAAAGTATACCATCAATAAAAACAAATGATGAATGGATTGTTGAGGTAACGGAATTTGCCGTAGATTGCTTTTGTTGACAATGAATTATACGAAAAAATAAAAAAAATAAGTAATAACAATAAGAATATAAATGAAGAATATCCAGAAGAAGAATTTATAGCATCATGTTTAAGAATAGGATTAACAATTAAAGACTTAAAAGAAATTACTTATATAGAAGCAATGAAAATATTATATTCAATGGTAAATAAAAAAGAAGATAATACAGTAAGAAAAGCAACACAAGCTGATATTGATAGATTTTTAATGTAAGAGGCTATTTTTAGCCTCTTATTATTATATGAGGTGAAAAAATGGCAAATATAAAAGGTATTATAGTTGAGATAGGTGGAGATACATCAGGACTTCAAAAAGCATTAAGCAAAGTTAATTCTAGTACAGCTAGTTTAAGCAAGGAATTAAAAGGGGTTAACTCTTTACTTAAGCTAGACCCTAAGAATACGGAATTAGTATCACAAAAGCAACAAATATTAAAGGAGAGCATAGAGCAAACATCAAAGAAATTAGAAGAATTAAAAAAAGCTCAAGAGATGGCAGATGATACTATTGCAAATGGCGGAAAAATATCTCAAGAGAACTATAGAAACTTACAAAGAGAAATTATAAACACACAGAATAAATTGAATAATTTAAAAGTAGAAGCTTCTAAATGGACAACAGCAGGAAGAAGTATAGAAGAGTTTGGAAATAAGATAACTAATATTTCAAACAAAATCGACAAAATGGGAACTACACTAACTACAAGGTTGACGTTGCCAATTGTAGGAATAACTACAACAGCAATTGCTTCTATGGATGCAGTTGATGAAGGGTTAGACACTATTGCTACAAAAACAGGAGCTACTGGTTCAGCAGCAAAAGAATTGCAACAAATATACAAAGAGGTTGCAAGTGAAGTACCAGGAGATTTTGGAGATATTGGTGCAGCGATAGGAGAAATTAATACAAGATTAGATTTAACAGGAGATAAATTGAAAACAGCATCTATAGACTTTCTTAAATTCGCTAAAGTAAATGGAGTAGATGTAAATACTTCTGTTCAATTGGTTACTAGAGCTATGGGAGATGCGGGAATAGAAGCGGACAAGTATTCAGAATTACTGGATATGCTTACTGTAGCAGGACAAAAAAGTGGCATTTCTATAGAATCTTTAACTACAAATCTTGCTAAATATGGTGCTCCAATGAGAGCACTAGGTATAGATACTAAAAATGCAATCGCTATGTTTGCAGGATGGGAAAAAGCAGGTGTAAATACAGAAATTGCATTTTCTGGTATGAAGAAAGCCATATCAAATTGGGGAGCAGCAGGAAAGGATTCTACAAAGGAATTTAGCAAAACTTTAAATGAAATTGCTAAATGCCCAACAATTGCAAAAGCTACAACAAAAGCAATAGAAGTATTTGGTGCAAAAGCAGGACCAGATTTAGCGGATGCTATAAAAGGTGGTAGATTTGAGTTTGAAAAATACATTGAAGCTCTAGATAATGGTACTGGAACAATAGAAAATACATATGGTCAAATTGTAGACGAGGTAGACGATGCACAACTTGCAATGCAAAATGCAAAAATAGCAATGCATGACGCAGGAGAAGTTGCAGCAAAATCATTAGGACCAATTCTATTAGATTTGTCAAAACAATTTAAAGGATTAATGGAAAGATTTGATAAATTAAGCGATAAAGAAAAGAAGCAAATCTTAAATATGGGATTGATGGTAGCAAGTATAGGACCAGCTATAAAAATCACATCTACATTAGGAAAAACAGTGGGAACAGTAACAAAAGGAGTTGGAACATTTTTACAAGCAATAGCAGTTGCAAAAAATAATTCAATTGCTACAAGCGAATCAGTCAATAAGCTTGCAATTGTTGTAAAAGGATTAACAACTCCTATGGGACTAGCAACCGCTGCAATTACAACTTTGTGTGCAGCATATGCAGCATGGTATATAGCAGATACTGCTCAAAAGGCATCACTAGGAGGATTAAGAGATGAAGTGAAGAAACAAAAAGAATCATGGGAAAGTCTAGCTGAATCAAGACAGACTATATTATCTAGCACTATTCCAGAAATAGAAACATATGGAAAATTATCAGATGAATTAAAACAAATAACAGATGAGAATGGAAAGGTGAAACAAGGATATAAAGACAGAGCTCAAACCATACTTGGAATATTAAGCAAAGCACTTGGAACAGAATATACAATGACAGGAGATGTGATAGATAAATACCAAGATTTACAAAATGAAATTGATAAAACTATAGCAGTAAAAAAAGCAGAAGCGGTATTGAATGCATATCAGCAAGAATATGTAACAGCAATGACGGAATCATCAAAAGCTACAGAAACGTTAGTAGGATTAAAGCAAAAATTAGCCGAGGCAGCAGAGAAGATGGCATCTGGAAATGCAAAAGAAAGAAAAGAAGCAGAAATACAATATAGTAGTATTGCAAAACAGATTGGAGAGCAAACAGAAATAATAAGCAAATATGGCAAGACAATTAATGATGTTAACAATTTACAAAAAGTAAGTGCAGAAGGTTCAGCAGAAGCTATTGATAAAGCGATAACTCAAATAGGAGTTTCTTACGAAACGTTAAAACAAAAATCAGAACAAAGCATAGAACAACAAATAATAAATCAAGGTGAATACATAAAACTATTAAAAGAAAGTTGGCAAGATGCGGTCGATAGTAATGACGTATATCAATCAGAAATCTTGAATAAACAACTATCTACACAACAACAGGAACTAGCAAGCTTAGCGGATACTTTAGCAAAGCAAACGTCATCAGTTACTGATCTATCTCAAGACCAAATCAATGCTTGGAAAATTCTTGCAGAACAAAGTTATTCTGAATATAGTACTGCATTATCAAAAGTTGGACCAACAACAGCACAAAAAATACAAGAAGCAACTGGAATAATTTCCGCAGACACAAATCTTACAGAAGCAGCGGGAAGCAAAGGAAGTCAAGCAACAATACTTTTTGGAAACAATTTAAAATTAGCAAATGAAGCAGAAAATGAAATATCAAATTCTGCGAGTGCTTTAGAAAAAGACACTACAGTACAAGATGAAGCTGGAAATTTAGCAGATAGAGCACAATCAGAGATAGAGAAGAATGATAGTAAGACTTGGGGAGAAGATATGGTAGAGGGCTTAGGAAATGGGATTAAGCAAAAGAGTGAAGGAAGTTGGTTTACAGGAATATTGTCAGGATTAGCTGGTACAATAGCATCGTTTATTCACTTTTCTAGACCAGATAGAGGACCTTTACGTGAATATGAAAAATGGATGCCAGATATGATTCAAGGATTAGCGAAAACTTTAGACAGTTCATCTCCTAAGTTATTAAATTCTGCAAGTAATTTATCAAAAAAATTAGAAGCAGAATTAAATAATATGAATATGCCAAAAGTTCAAGATTTTGGAAAATTACAAGGAAGTTTAAGTAGAGAAATAAATAGTAATACAAAAAATATAAATAATGATAATAGAAAAATAACATTTAATATTCAAGGAAGCAATGCAAAAGAAATAGTAGATGAAATTAATAAAATTTTTGGAAGACAATATACTTAAAAAATATTTAATTGTCGACAAATTTCGACAATAAACAACAAAAATATATGATAAACTTTTTTATAATTATAAAAAGGGGGTATAGATATGATATGTAGAAAATGCAAAAAAGAATGCTTAGAAAGTGAGTTGAAAGATGGTATATGTCAAGATTGTGCAGCTAAAGACAAGAATCATATAATTGTTCAAACTGCTATCTCTGTAGTTATTTCAGTAGTTTTGAGTTTAGCTATTGTAGGTTGGGCAAATAGTGAGGTTAGTCTTTCTGATTTTAAAATTGAATCTTTTGATATGGAGACTGAGAAGACAACATATACTTACTCTGACGATTCATTAACATATAGTGGAAAAGGAATAATTTCTTGTAAAAACAAAGATAACGATTATCTTGTGTTAATTGAAGAAAAAAATAATATCAATAATGAAACGGATTATAATTATGTTGTCGTCCATAATGGAAAAGGTGAATTTAGCACATATGATTCTAGTTATTTATGGGCAAAAGAAAAACCTTCTTATGAATTTAACATTATAGGATATAGGTCTTTTAAAAAATAGTTAAAAAATACAAAAATAAGACTCTAACGAAGTGAATGCTATTTGTTAGAGTATTTATTTATATCAAGGAGGGAGATAGGTGGTAAGAGGTTTTAGATTACTTAATGAAAAAGGACAAAGTTATTCTTTGATGGATATACAAAATAATTGTTTACTAACAGACCCTAATCGGATTAGGATATTCGTATTCAACTGAATATGAACAATTAGGAAATATGTTTGTAGAAAATTTAAGAAAATTTGAACAAGGACAAATAACAGGTACAGTGAACTTTTTAAAATATGATAGATTCAAAGAATTAGTTGATTTTATAGAAAGAGCAGAAAGTTTAAAACTTGCTTATAAAGTTCCATTCAAGAATGGAGAAAGAGAATATTTAAAAAATATAAACATTCAAAGCTTAACTAAATCTCAAATTCAAACAAACGGAGTAATGAGCGAAACAATTACATTTGATTGTTTAAGTTTATGGTATGAAGAAAATACTATAATTTATGATATGCAACAACAAGAAGATGCAATAATATGGGATTTTGCTTGGGATAGTAAATTTACAAGTTATGATACAAGAAGTTTAGAATATATAAATCGAGGACACGTAGAAGCTCCTGTGTTAATTACTTTAGATGGTCCTGTAATAAATCCAGAAATTCAATTATATGTAGAAGGGGAACTTTATCAAAAAGTTCCTCTTTCTGTTGAAATTGGAGAATATGAAAAATTATTATATGGAACTAAGGAAAATGATTTTTATATTAACAAACAAAAAACAGACGGAACTTTAGAAAGTCTGTTTAACTTAGATGTAATTAATTTTGAAAATGACAACGTTGTAAGATTACCTAAAAATAAGAGTTGTGAGTTAAGACTAAAAGCAGAAAATGAAATATTAAATGCACAAGTTACTATATTAGCTTATTACAAAGCTGTTTAGGAGGTGCAATTAATGAGTAGTGAAATGACAATTAACTTTAACAATGAAAATTATATAGCAAAGTACAATGAACAAACAGGGTATTATGAAGTAGATTTAACAGCTCCTTTAGCAGGTGGAATTTATAATGCTAATATAAAATTCACTGATTTATTAGGTCAAACTTATGAAGAAACAGAAGTAATACAAGTACTTGCTAAAGAGAAAATAAAAATAGAAACAAATAAAGTTTTTATGTGGATATTTGATCATAAGGACTTTAGTGTAAAAGACATTGTTGAAATATCAGATTATGAAATAAACATAGATGAAGAAACAAATGCAAATACAATAATGAAAATATTAAAGAAAACTACAGCGAAAGCAAAAGATATAATAGCAGTAAAGAAAAATAACGAAGTAGTTTATTGGGGCATTGTAGATAATATTCAAAATGAAGATGGCAAAAAGTTGTATGAATATACGATTAAATATATAACAAATATATTTAATCAAAACATAAAATTGGAAGATGAGAATTTAATAAGAACAACAGGAGTAGAAGATTTTATAGCAAATGCAATAACTAAAAACTTTATAGAGAATGAAGATACATTTATAAACAAAACGTATTTACAAGTAAAAGTAAAATCACACACACCAAAACAAACAAGCGTAACAAATGTGCAAGATGGAATATATAATCTACATACTTGGATGACAAATTGTACACAAAATTATGATGTAGTATATGATTTTGATATTGTAGATAAAAAATTAGTTGTGACGATAGAAGTCAAAGCAATAGAAAAAGAATTAATTGATGTAAATGCACATGCAATATCTAATTATTCAGAAGTATTTGAAACAGATGTAGTAAGCAAGGTAGTAGTTTTAACAAGTACAGATACATATACTTTATACTTGTTAAATGATAGAACTACAACTACAGATATGACAAATGAAAACAGAGCAGAAGGAAGAACAGAAACAGTATATACAGAAAAGTATGAGGATGCTCCGCAAAAAGCATTAGATACAATGAAGTCTAACAGTTACAATCATAACATTACATTCAATCTTTATAATAGACTACTAAAAATAGGTACACCCATTGCGATTAAAACAAGAGAATCTTTGATATTTGATACTTATATTTCAGCATTAAAAATAACTAGAAAAAAATTTTATGAATATACGTGTGGAAATATAAGAATTAAGTTTATAGATAAATTATTAAAGGAAAGGAACAAGTAAATATGTTAAAAGGACATGTATTCAAGAAGCAAAGATTCGGAAATGAAATCTTTGCTCTTTTTATTGATACTTTTTTAAATAAAAAATGTGGGATAGCAGAAAATTACAAAGAAAAAATGCAAGTTACTGCATCAGGAAGCACATTAACGGTTTCAAGTGGATGTGTATGTGTAAGAGGGAGATTTGTCGAAGAAGATACATCAACATCAATTGCAGTAGGTACAGATACAGCATATTGCAGATTAGTTGTAGAAATAGACTTATCAAAAGAAAATACTGATGAGGAGTTATTACAAGTTAATTATAAAGTACTAAAAGGTACAAGTGCTTATCCTAATTTAACTCAAACAGATATAGTAGCTAATAATAATGGAGTTTATCAATATGAATTAGCTCAATTTAAAACAACAACCGCAGGAATTACAGACTTAGTAGACAAGCGTACATATTTAGATTTTCAAGGAATATACGCAGAAATTCAAACACAATATAGGGAAGTTTTAGCAGAATTAGAAACCGAGCTAGCAGGAGTAAAAGATGGAAGTGCTTATATGTTAAAAAGTTCAATTTTAAGTGGTACAGAAGAGCCAACAGATGATTTAGGAAACGATGGAGATTTATATCTTCAATACTTAGAATAGAAGGAGTGTTAAAACATGGGAAATATGTCTGGAAGTTATGGAAGTCATTATACTTTATGGCAATCTATAACTCAAAACTGGCAAAACGTAGAAGGCAATTATACAAATGTAACTGTAAGAATGTATTTAACATTCGATGGCTCTAGTTATTATGCTTATACTAATAATACTACATATGGAAATATGGGAGATTTAGGAAGTTACAGCATAAGTTCTCTAAACTATAGTTCAGGAGCGTATAAAGATATTTTATTAGCTGAATGGACTGGAAATATTTATCATGACGCAAATGGAAGCAAATATTTTAGTGTTAGTGGATATTGGGATACAAATACTTCTAGAATTGGAAGTGGAAGTTGCAGTGCAGGAGTATGGTTAAATCAAATTCCACGAGGCGCTAACTTTACTAGTTTTTATATAAACAATAGTACATTAGATACTGTAGATATCTCATATAGTTTAGATAAAGATGTTTCAACTATGCAGGTTAGTGCGAATGGAGGAGCTTGGCAAGATGTAAGTACTGTTAGTGGTTCTTGGTATAGGAATGCGACAATACGTATTAGTAATTTAAAATGCAATACATCTTATAACTTCAGATTGAAAGCAAATGTTAATGGTGTGGATACAATAACTGGTTATGCATATGCAACAACAAAAGATATTGCTAAAATAACAAACGTTGCAAATACCGATTTTGGACAAGATATTGATATCGGTTTCTCTAATCTTGCAAATGGAACAGCTAAATTAACTGTAAAGATCGGAGAGACAGAAATATGTTCAAGAGAAGATTTAACTTCTACTTATACTTTATCTTTTACAAAAGAAGAACTTTCTAAAATGATTAAGCTATTAAAAGATGAAACTACAGAAATTACATACGTAGTAACCACAAATAGTATTTATAATGCTACTGCAAAATCTATAATAACATTAAAAGCAAACATATATGTAAAAAAAGAAGGAACATGGATTAAAGCAAAGTTGTATAAAAAAGATAGTAGTTGGAAACTAACAAAGTTATTCTTTAAAGTAGCTGGAACGTGGAGGAATACAAAATAATGTCTAAAATAAAAGAAATAATAGTAGAGCCTGCATTAATTTATGTACGGTTCTAATTTAAAAATAAAGATAAAAGTAGAAGATGATTATTCGTTTAAAAAGTCACTAATTACTGAAAGTGGATTGACAATAGTGACAGAGAATAAAAATACTATCAGAACGGAATGGGGGGAATAGAATGGAGATTAAAGTTAGTGAAATGACAGAGGCAGAGAGTGTTAATGATGAAGATTTAATAATGATAGTACAAAATGGAGCAAATAAAAAAGCGACTGCAAAAAATGTTAGAAAAGGTGGAGAAACAGTAAGTTCTTCATTAATAGTTGAAGTAGAAATATCAGCTAATGCAGACTATGCAATACCGATAATTTATATTGTTGGTAACAATTCTTTATCAATCTTTTTTGAAGGATGTAAGCTTATAAATAATGAAAACTATATTGAAGTCGGAGAGGAAGGAACAAAGAGTACTACAATTCAATTCCTAGATTGGGATGTACCAATAGGAAGTAAATTAGAATTTTTATATAAGTAAAGGAGTGAAAATATGGGCGAACCACGAAATGCAGTTTTTATAAAAAGGAGAATGATAATATGAATGAAATCAGCAAAACCGTTGTGGTTCTAAGAGAGAACTACACTTTAATAAATAAAAAAATGGGAGGTGAGGACAATGTCTAAACCTCTTATTTTAGAATTAAAAGAAAAAGTTGGTGGGACAGTATTATATTCGACAACATCAACTAAAGTTGTAAACAAAATTGCATTAGAAGATGATGTAAATAATTATGATTATATTGATATAACAGTTACAAGAGCAGGACAGCAAACTACACATACTTCAAGAATATATAAAAAAGATTATGATAAAAGAAATTCTTTACTTTCATTAAGTACGGGTTCATACCTTACTATTTTTGCATTGACAATAACACTTAAAAACACGGAAATATCTATAGTTAGTGGAGATTCTATATCATTTTCTAGTAAAATAGAGGGATTTGCAAATGGAATAGAGTCAATTATAACTGATGTGATAGGATATAAGGTAACCTAAAAGACACTTAATAAAGTGTCAAGAAAAGTATATATATCTTAAGTATATATGAAAGGAAAAGGCATGATATGAAGGATAAGAAAATAAAAGTAGCAGATAATAGTATGGTATATTTTAATGACAAAGTTCTTGGAATAGATGGAGAAAACTTACAGGGAAAAATAATATTCTATTTTGAGAACTTTAAAAATGGAGTAGCATGGTTAGAATTTGAAAAAGAAGATGGAACAAAAAAGTACATACCAATGGATAAAGTAAATGAAACATATGAGGTAGAAATAAAACCAAGCTTACTTTCAGATACGTCAATAATATATTTGCAACTAAGAATAACAGAAGATGAAAAAGAAAATGGAATACCAGTGTTTAAATCAAAAAAATTCTATATGAATATCTTGGATTCAATAAATGCAACATCTACAATAGAAGAAGATTACCCTGATATTTTAGATGTTTTAAACAATAAGCAGGACAAATTGAAAGCAGGGAAAAATATAACAATAGGGAACAACGTAATAAGTGCAAATTTTAAAGAAACAGCAGATAAAGAATACGTTGATAATCAAGACAAAGATATACTAAAAAGTGCTAAAGAATATGCTGATAATCAAGTACCAAATGTAGTTGAAACATATGTTAAAGGACACAAAGAAGAATTAAAAGGCGAAAAAGGAGATACCGGACCTCAAGGAGAAAAAGGAGACATTGGAGAAACTGGACCTCAGGGAATACAAGGACCTAAAGGCGAGGTTGGTCCTCAAGGAAAACAAGGAATCCAAGGACCAATTGGACCACAAGGAGAGCAGGGAATACAAGGTATTCAAGGGAAAAAAGGTATTGATGGAAAAGACGGTACTAATGGCAAAGATGGTATAAATGGAACTAATGGGAAAAATTATTCAATAGAAATAGCAGAAAGTACATTGACTACACAAAAAATAGAATCAAATAAATTCTATAAATTTGGTGAAGTATCAAGTTTAAATATCACACTTGCAGCAATAACAGATACATCAGTTTTAAATGAGTTTATGTTTGAATTTATAAGTGGAGCTACTGCAACTACTTTAACTTTACCTAATACAGTCAAATGGCTAGAAACACCGACTATTGAAGCAAACAAAATATATCAATGTAGTATAGTAGACAATATTGGTGTGTTGTTGGGGGTGTCAAATGTCTAATTTCAGAAGAAGACTAATGATGAGTATAAAGAAACAAAATGAATATACAGAATTAAATTACATCGAAGGTACAGGAACTCAATATATAAACACAGAAGTGAAAACTAAACAAAGTTTAAAAATAGAATGTACTTTTAGTGGTAATCAAAAAGCAACATTATTATTTGGAGGAAGAAAAACTATAAGCTTAGACGGATTAGCGTGGGGATTCAATTATGTAGATTATGCTTTTAGTGGTTTTGGTGGTAATACACAAAAAAATAATACTACAGTCAATACAATAGATGACAAAAAACATACAGTTGTACTTTCAAATGAAGTATACACAATTGACGGAATTGACCAAGTCTTGCCAAATAGAGGAACTTTTACAGAATTTTATAATATTTATCTTTTTACGTGGAATAATGCAAATTCAGCAGATTACAGATGCTTCCAAGGAAAAGTTTACGAATTTAAAATATATGATAATAATATATTAATTAGAAATATGATACCAGTTTTGGACAAGAACGGTATAGCTTGTATGTATGACAAAGTGAACAGAAAATATTATTACAACCAAGGCACAGGCGAATTTTTATATGGAGTACCAATTCCAAAAGGATTTACGTATAAAGAAGGAACAAAAGATACTGGACTTGTAATACAAGATGAAAAAGGTAATGAATTTGTATGGGTACCAGTAACTGAGAAGAGTACATATGCAAAAGATTTTGGCTTTAAAAGTAATTTTAATGCAACGTCTACGAATACTAAAGATGATACTTTACCAAATGGTATAACAGATGAAACAGCAGACGTAAAAAAATATGGAGGCTTTTATATAGGAAGATATGAAGCTGGGGTACCAGAAAATCAAACTACTATAGATGGAAAATCATCTAGTACTTCAAATGTTGAAGGGATTCCAGTGAGTAAAAAAGGTGCAACAGTTTGGGGAAGTATAGGCTATACAAATGCAAAAGTAAGTGCAGAAAAAATGATAAATAATGAATATGTACAGACAGGATTACTTACAGGAAAAGCATGGGATACAACATGTCACTGGATAGAAGATAGTTTAAGTAGTATTAATGCTTCAGCAAGTTTAACAGATAGTAGATATTATGGTAATTTTAAAAATTCAGAATCGCCTGCAAATGTAGCAGGATATGGGAAAAAACAAGTAGCAGGATATAGTGATAAATGGATGGTAAAAAATATATATGATTTAGCAGGAAATGCATGGGAATGGACGAGTGAGGCTTACAGTTCTAAATTCATTTTCCGTGGTGGTTGCTTTTATGATGGCGGCAGTAACGGTCCGGTATCTTATCGTAATAGCAGTAATGCCTCTATAACTGTCAGTAATCTAGGTTTTCGTGTAAGATTGTATATAAAATAAAAGGGGGGTATTTATGTTAGTAAAATATATAGATGAAACAACAGTAATATATGCAAACTATAATAGAATACTAGAATATAATAATAAGCAAGTAATAAATCCACGAGAAGAAGATTTCGAAAAAGCAGGTTATAAGACTTTAGAAATAGAGGAAGAACCTGCTTTTAATATGGAAACACAGTACTTAGAACCTTACTATCAAGAACAAAAAGAAAAGATAATACAGAAGTGGAAAGTTAAAGAGATAGAGGAGGTGGGATAGTGGAAAATACAGAAGTAATTGAAAGACTGGTTGCTGTCGAAGAAGGAAGAAAGTCAAATACCAAAAGAATAGATGAACATGATGAACAAATAAAAAAACTGCAGAATACATATTCTATAATGGAAAAGATGGATTATAGAATGAGCAATGTAGAAGATAATGTTTCTGAGATAAAAACAGAAATACAAAAAGGAGAAGAGCAAAAGGGTATGAAATGGGATAAATTAATTGATTATTTATTCTATACAATACTTGCATTTGCTCTTTTTAAATTAGGATTAAGATAGGGGAAAGAAAAATGAAAGATAAGAAATTTTTAACTATAATATCAGTAATAATGATGAGTGTTATATTATTTACAGTATTTGCTTTTAGTGATGATAAAGAATTGCAAAAAGATGTAGTAGAAAAAGTTACAGACACTGTAACAGATATAGCAACAAGAGAAATGAGTAAAGAAGAAATAGAATCTTTACCATCTACAGAAATAATAGAACAAACAGAAGAACAAGAGAATGCTGTATCAAATGAGCAAGAAGGAGAAGAAACAGAAGGATTTCAACTTCAAGGAGACATAGCTTATGAAGGAGCAAAAGCAGAAACTTGGAACGTAGAATTAGGAGATTATGTTGGATTAACATATTATTCACAATTAGATAGTAGATGGGCAAGCAAGATGTATTCTAGTGTAGGCAATCCAAACCAAACAATAGGTTCTAGCGCTTGTGGTCCTACATGTGCTTCAATGGTAGTAACAGCTACAAAAGGAGCAATAACACCTGATACTATGTGTGATTTGTTTGTACAACATGGATATAGAAGTGCAAATAATGGTACATATTTTAGTGCTTTTAGAGCTGTAGCAGACGAATTTGATATTGGATATGAAGAAACATATTATTTAGACAAAGCTGTAGAGTTATTAAGAAATAATCATTATGTAATAGTATCATGTGGAAATGGATTGTTTACAACGGGTGGACACTTTATCGTTCTAGTTGGAATAGATGGAGATACATTAAAGATATATGATCCATATTTATATAGTGGCAAATTCTCAACAAGTACAAGAAGAGGCAAAGTAACTGTAGATGGAAATACAGTATATTGTAGTATAGACAATTTTAGAAACTATGCTAATTATAGTAAATTCTTTGCATTTGCTCATGATGGAAATGTACAAGTAAACAACACACGTCCAGTTACAACACAAGCATATACTAGATATGTAAATGCTAAAATAGGATTAAATATAAGAAATAAGCCTAATGGATATATTGTAGGCGGATTATCTAATGGCACAGCAGTAACAGTATATGAAACAGCTGGCAATTGGAGTAGAATAGGGACAAATAAATGGGTTTCTAGTAATTATCTAACAAGTTATATGGCTGTAGATTCAAATTCGGTTAAAACAATTTCTGGCGTAAAATACACTACAGGAAAATACAAAGTTAATGCTAGTATATTAAATGTTCGTACAGGTCCAAGTACAAAATATAAAATAAAAGGATATAAACAATTAACAGCAAATGCAAGATACCAAAATAAAAGATTAGGAAATCAATATACTAATGGATTAAAACGTGGAGTAGTAACAACAGTTACTAAAGTTCAAAATGGATTTGGATTAATTCCAAGTGGGTGGATTTCATTAAATTATTGTACTAAATTATAATATTAGAGCTAGATTAGATTAATTTCTAGTCTAGCTCTTTTTTTGTGCCCAAATGTACTAAAATCAAGGAATATAAGTATATTAAACAAAAAATAAAACGGCTTAAAATTGATTTTGAAAGGTCGATTTTTGGCTAGTTTTATGCGAAAAATAGAAGGAATAATATTTTTATGAAAAATGGATATAATACATACAAACAAATAAATGTTTGCAAAAAATTGACAAATTCAAATAAATATAATATAATATTACAACAATATTAAATTAATATTACAATTATATTAAAAATATTGACAATTTTTTTTAATATTATAATATCTAGTATAGGGGGGTATTAACTATGAAAATGATAGAAGGTTTTAATAGTGAACCATCTGAAGCAATAAAATTAGCCTTATACATCAGAAAAAAATATTTAGAATACGAAAAAAATCCTAATAAAAGACAAATTTCGCCAATAAAATTGCAAAAAGCTTTATATTTTTTATTTGCATATTGGGGACAATATATTTTAAAAAACAAAGAAAATACAAATAGTGTAGAAGTAGATTATTCTACTTATAATGAATGCTTATTCAGTGACGATATTGAGGCTTGGACATATGGTCCAGTGGTTCCTAATGTATTTCATGCTGAAAAGAGCGGAACATTAGATATGTTTGAAAGTTTATACAATGATAAATATCTTGAAGATGATATTGTAAAAAAAGAATTTATAGATTACTTATTACCACAATTATTCGATATTAGCGATTTTGGATTAGTAGATTTATCTCATCAAGATGAATGTTGGAAAAAACATTATAATGAAAATGAAGATAGACACAATCAAGTAATACCAAAGGATGAAATTATAAATGAATATTATAATAAAACAGCCTAATAAAATTTCTTCACAAATAGTAAAAGTTAAAAGAATAGGAAATAAAGTAATAAGCAATGAAAAGATTGAAGTTAAAGATTTTAATATTAACGGAGCTTTACACTCAATAAATTTCAATGAAAAATTTTTTACTAATTATGTTAAAAGTTATGATAAAAAAATATATATAGAAATAAAAAGAATATTTGATGATATCTATTATCACAATGCAACACTAGAAGAAAAATTTATTTTATTAGATAATGATAAGGAAAACAAAGAAAAAGAAGAAAGATTGAAAGAAATAATAAGAGAAAATTTGAATATAAAAAATGTTCCAAGTTTGATGAAATTTAAACCTAAACATAGTAAAGATGACAAAACATTAGAAGGTGTAAGAATATATGTTTATTATGACAAAAATACAGAAGAATTTGACTTATATTTAATAGACTTATATCATTTAGGGATAGATGGATACAATGTTAATATAGGAAAATATGATTTAGAAAATAGATATAAAATAAATTCAGAATGGAAAAAATGTATTTCAAAAATAGCAGATGATTATGTATAGAGAACTAGCAATAGTTCTTTTTCTTTTCGACAAATTTCAGCAAATAAAAGTTACATAATATGCTATAATATCATAAAGGGGATGGTATTATGCAAGAATATTATGAAAAATCTCTACAAATGATAAAAATATTAAATATAAAAAATGAGAAAGAGTATAACAAGTTGCTAAAATTCTATTTAATATTATCATCAGAAAGTTTAAAAGGAAGATTAAGAACAAGAAGATTCAAAAAAATAATAAAACTAGCAAAAGAAGTCTAAAGGGCTTCTTTTTTTTATTAAGTTTCTCATAAGAAACCAAAATCATGCTATTATTCATTTAAGGAGTGATATCATGAATTATTACGAAAAGAGTAGAGAAATATTTAAGAATAAGATGCAAGAAAACAAGGAAATAACAAAAGAGGAATGGGACAAGTATGCATATGATAATTGTTTATTCAGTTCAAATGTTTTAGAATTTCATAGCAATGTTGATACATTTGAAAAATTAAAAAGAAAACTCTCATAAAAAATATAAAACAATACATACTAAAGATGAGGTTATTATGAGAGTAGAGATTTTAGTAAAGAAAATAAGAATAGAAAAAGGATATACAATTGATAAGGTTGCACAGCTAGCAAAGATGTCAAAGGGACATTTAAGTAGAATAGAAAGAGGAGAAACAGAGCCAACAATAAGTACTTTAGCAAGACTGGCGATGGCATTAAAGGTAGATGTAAATGATTTATATAAAATACATTATTAGACAAAATAGTGTATTTTTTATTTTTGTAAAATAAAATTACACTTTCATAAAATGGTTTCTCATAAGAAACCAAATGAAAGATATTCTCCAATCAGAAGCTTCTAAAAATAAATGTAGGAGGATATGAAATGAAAGATGTAGTAGAAAATGAAGTAGTTAAGGAAAACAAAATAGACAAAGATGTATTAAAATGTTATCATAATATTTGTGATTATTATAATAAAAACTATATCATAATTAATGAATTTTTGGGCGTAATTTAGGCGTAACTTTTTTGTATTTCCAATAATTTTAATGTATTTTGTTGTATTTGACAAAGAGATATAAAATTGTTATAATCATTGATAATGAAGCATTGAAGCACAATTCGGGTTGAAAAAGCGATGTGCCTATTATGCACTCCTAAGCGACCGATGGTGGTTCGAGTCCGCCTAGGCACACCACTTTAAAAAGAGGATATAATATGATAAAAAACGAGCAAGAACATTTTATGAAAGAAGCTTTAAAAGAAGCAAAAAAAGCATATGAAAAATTAGAAGTTCCAGTAGGAGCTGTTATAGTAAAAGATGGAAAAATAATTGCAAGAGCACATAATTTAAAAGAGACAAAATATGATACAACTAAACATGCAGAAATATTAGCAATTCAAAAAGCAAGTAAAAAGCTAAAAAGTTGGAGATTAACAGATTGCGAAATGTATATAACATTAGAGCCATGTTCTATGTGTGCAGGAGCGTTAATTAATTCTAGAATAAAAAAGATTTATATAGGGGCATTAGACAATAAGACAGGAGCGGCAGGTTCTGTCTTAAATTTATTTGACGATTATACTTTTAATCATAAAGTTGAAGTAGAAAAAGGAATTATGTTAGAACAATGTGAAACAATTTTGAAAGATTTTTTTAAAATGTTAAGAAAGTTGAAAAAGTAG